GTGATGAACAACTGGGGCAAGTACACCAACCACATCATCCTTGGAGGAAATCGCTGCTTACGCGGTGATACGCTAGTGTACGATCCGGTACTAAACATTAGTCGCCGGATCGACAGCATCAAAGGAAAGCACCACGTTTATGCGTGGGACGGCGGCACGCGCATCATAGCAGAGGCTGAAGAGCCGTTTCAAAAGCCTCCTGGTGCGATGCGGGAAGTTTGGCTTTCAACTGGTCAACGATTTGTCGCTTCTCTTGAGCATCGCGTGCTTTTGGCAGACGGTACTTGGCGCTCCGTTGAAGAACTGCGGCTAGGGTCCGCGCTCTTCCATCCTCGCTCCATTTTGGACAACGGCCAGCAAGATCGACTCGGAGATGCTCTGCGTTTGAGCCAAACACGATCAGGTTCTCCAGCCGATTGTCGCTGCGATTGCCATTTATGTGATGAACTACTTCACGAGGCTGAAGGAATCTGCCTAAATGCTTCTCCATTACAAGGCGGTGTTCCCATACGTACTTCTGCTTCCGAAAATACCCGCCGTTGGCTCGCGCAGCTCGCTTTTGATTTACAGCAACGCAAGTTGGGTGCTCTGGGCAGAATACTTTCACGTATCCCAGTCTGGAAAAGATTTTACCGCCTTGCCACTCTGGATGACCTTCGCCGGCACGCGGACCTGTTCGCTGGCATTGAATGCCATGCTTCTTGCAAACCTTGTAAACCAATTTTGGCGTTATGCGACCATCCAGCGTTTGCTGAAGGTGTGAAGCGATCTGTTGCTGTGTCTGGCCTTCAGCAATCCAATCGCGAATCTTCTGAACAGGATACTCAATCGCATTATGGCGTGGCATACGTCACTGGTATTAGATCAGCGGGAATAGAAGTCAAGTGGGATATGACTGTTACCTCCTACGGTAACTACGAGGTAGCAGGCGTAATTCACCACAACTCCTCAAAATCCATGATCGCCAGCCGTCTTTGCGTGTGGGCGGCGGGTACGATCCCAGGCGCAGAGGTCCGTGCCTACCACGTCAATGAGGACCGGAGCATCGAAGACCAGCAGCGCATGGTCTGGGACGCTCTCCCGCAGGGCATCCGCAATCTACCGACCAAGAAAGGGCTCAATCACAGTGTCCAGTACTCCCAGAAGAACGGTTTTACTGATAACATCTGTATCCTGCCTCCTGTTGCTGGTTTCCGCCGTGGTGGCAGCATTAAGTTTAGCAACTACCGCAGTTACCAAGCTGACGCGCAGGTAGCGGAAGGTTACCGCGCCCATCTGATCTGGTGTGACGAAGAGTGCCCGCAAAAGATGTTTGAGACGCTCCAGTACCGGACCACGGACTTCCATGGACGCATCATCCTCACGTTTACTACTCTCACAGGCTGGACACCTCTGGTTCAGGACATCCTTGGGAAGACTCGTACCATTGAAAAGCGATTTGCCCCGCTGGTGGGTCGAGAACTACCAGTCGTCCAAGAGTCCCTTTCCCGCCCCGGAACTGTTATCTACTATTTCTGGACCGAAGACAACGCCTTCATCGACACCTCCGACTTCCGAAACAAGTTGCTCGGTCGATCAAAGGACGAAGTATTGGCGCGTGCATATGGCGTTCCCACCAAAAGCATCACTAGCGTCTTTCCTGGCTTCAATAAGGACGTTAATGTCATACCTCACGAGAAAATGCCGTGGACAAACAACGTGGACTACAACGTCACACGTTTCATGGCATTGGACCCAGCAGGATCAAAAAACTGGTTCATGCTCTGGGTCGCCATCGACGCCGCCGGCACATGGTGGGTCTACCGAGAGTGGCCTGACTACGACGACTGGGCCTTGCCTGGAGCCGGACCCGAAGGAAAGGCCGGCCCCGCGCAAAAGGGCAGCAAGAAAGGCATCAACGACTACGTTGAACTCATCAAGCACTGCGAGCAGGGGGAAACGGTCTTCGAGCGGTTCATCGACCCGCGTCTCGGTGCGGCGGAAAAGCAGTCAGCCGAAGGCGCCACCACCATCATAAGCGAGTTGGACTCGGCGGGCATGGTTTTCCACCCCGCCCCCGGCGTGGAGATCGAAAACGGCCTCCAGCTCATCAACGGACTCCTGTCCTACGACGAGAAGAAGCCGCTTTCCGCGCTGAACGCCCCCAAGCTGTACATCAGCGACCGCTGCCAGAATCTCATCTACGCCTTGCAGGAATACACCGCCAAGGGCGGCAAGGATGAGGCGACCAAAGACCCAATCGACTGCCTGCGTTACCTTTGCGTGTCCAACTGTAGCTTCGTGGACCCGCACGCCGCCGAACAGGTCGATGACCGCACATGGAGCTATTGATTGCTTGCCACCTTTGTTATTGCGCTCATTAGGTGCGTTTATCAAAGCCCATGAGTTCCATTGACGGCAACGCCACCTCCGTTCCCCCTGATCCCGGTCTGCAACTAGCTCCGCCCGAGAACAAGGGGCCGGACTTCAACCTTCTCAAGAAGGCGTTTGAGGACTGCGTGCGTGATAACCAGCCGTTCATCGACCAATGCCGGCTGAACTACGAGACGCGGTACGCCATCTGGAACGGACAGTCCGCTGACGGGAAGAAACACTCCCGCGAAGGCAGCAAGACCAGCCCGACCCCGTGGGATGGCGCCAGCGACCTCCGTGTCTTCCTTGTCGATAACATCATCAACAAGAAGGTCGCCATGGAGTGCATGGCGTTCAAGCGGGCCAATCTGACCGCCGTACCCGTGGGCGCGGAGGACGGCGCCCGTAGCCAGCTTGTCAGCAATTTCATGCGTTGGCTGATCCAGACGCAGATCCCAGAGGTGGAGCGCGAAGTCGAGATGTGCTCCAACTACATGAACGAGAAAGGCGTCGCCGTCATGGGTCAGTTCTGGGAGAAGCGACGCGAGAAGGTGCTGGTCAACGTCCGTGTGCAGGATCTCCAGCAGCAGTTCCCCAACATCGACATCGTGGCGTTGATTGAGGACAAAAGCGCCGCCGATGATCTGAAGGCGATCTTCCAAGAGCAGTACGGCGCCTCCAAGGACAAGGCCGCTCGTATGCTGCGCGAACTGCGCGATAAGGGTGAGACCACGGTGCCGATGGACGGCCCCGAGCGTTCGTATCCCGTCATCCGTGCGTTCAACCTGGACGAGCACGTCTTCATCCCGTCGTTCTCCACCGATCTGGAGCGGGCTCCAGGCATTTACCGCGTGGAGTACTTTACCGCCGAGCAACTGCGGTCGATGGTCAACACGGACGGCTGGGATGAGCAATGGGTGGAAGCCGCCATCCAGAAGGTACGCGGCAAACTCATCAGCATGTCTCCCAGCGAGTACATGCAGCCGATCTCACGTTCGTTCGTGTACACGCAACAGCGGTTCACGGACCGTATTGGCGTGGTCTACGCCTACCAGCGGTTGTCCGACGAGGATGGCACGCCTGGCATCTACTGCACGGTGTTCAACCCGATGCTGCCGCCCGACCAGAACCACGATGGTTGCGCGAAGACCGGTCTGCTCGGTTACGCCCATGGCGAGTATCCATTTGTGCTGTACAGGCGCGAGTACTTGAGCCGCAAGCTGCATGATTCCCGTGGTCTGCCCGAGCCGGGCAAGCCGTGGCAGGATCAGATCAAGGCGCACAAGGATTCCCGCATCGACGCCGCCTCCCTCGGCATCCTTCCGCCCATCTGCTACCCGCAAGGCCGCCCGCCGGGTCGTTGGGGTCCAGGTGCGATGATCTCGGAGCGGCGTCCGAACGAGTATCACTACGCCGACCGTCCGATACCGGACATGAACACGGACAAGTCCGAGCAACTGCTTGAGACTTCGTTCAAGGAGTACAATGGCTTTGCCAGCCGCGAAGGCGATCCCGCCATCGACCCGATCTACAACCAGTTTGAGGTCGATAAGTTCTTGGGCTGCCTTGCCAAGACCTTCCGCCAAGTGTGGAAGCTCTACAAGCAGTACGGCATGGATCAGGTCACGTTCCGCGTGATGGGCGTCAAAGACCCGAACTTCCAGCTCTTCAACAAGGGCGACGTGAATGAGGAGTTCGACTTCTATCTCGCGTGGGATGTGCAGTCGCCAGACTTCAAGCGCATGAGCGAGAAGTGGACGGCGATCATCCAAGCCGCGCAGTCGCTCGACCGCGAAGGCGTCATCGACTGGTCCGCCCTCTGCACCGCGTTCGTGTCCACCATCGACCCGAACATTGCCGAGCGCATCATCCGTCCCGCACAGCAAGGCCAGCAGCAGATCGTGCAGGACGAGCAGCAGGATCTGGCGCAGATCTTCGCCGGTATCCCGAAGAACATCAAGCCCGGCACCCCGCCGCAGATCGGCCTCCAAGTCATCCAGCAATACCTGCAACAGCCCGATGTTCAGCAGAGGTTTCAACAGGATCAGCCGTTCCGCGAGCGTCTGGAGGCGAGAGCGAAACAGTACCAGTTCCAGCTACAGCAGCAGCAGAACGCTGTCATCGGACGCCTTGGAGCGCAGATGCCTGGGCCGATGCCCGCCACCACTAGCACATGAAGAAACGCCGCGATCCGAATCTGACGTCAGCCGAAAAGTTTGGCCGGCTGCGTCAGGCGATGTTCCGTCTGATTGGTAACGATGCCTTCCAGGATTTCGTGGAGGAGCTGCGCGAGATGCAGCACTCCACGATGATCGACCTCTGCGCTGACGCCGTGGTGAAGGATGAGCGGATGACGCTCGCCGCCACGGGTGAACTGCGGGCGTACTCGCAGATCATCGGACTGTACGATGACTTCGTGCAGCAGCAGATGCAGCAGGCGGAAATCGACGCCGAGCAACGGGCTGGATAAGGATTATTACTGCGGCCAACAGCGCCGCTAATAATTCCTGTTGACATACGGGTGTGCGATTCGCACCCGTAGCGTCACTTGGCACCCGCCAGGTAGTTCTTGGGACTCAAACCCATGCCCAAAAGTTCTTGGGACTTAAACCCATGCCTAACGAAACAGTTGAAACGGCTCCTTCACAGCCCGCTGATGTGGCTTCGGCCACGGAGGCAAAAAATGATGCCCCTAAAAAGAGCAACTTAAGTGTCGCGCAAGCCGCGCAACGTCTCCTTAACATGGAGGCGGAAAACGCGAAGGCCCAGCGACAGGCTGAACAAGCTGCTCCGGCGAGGGACCAAACGCCAAACGATTCAGCCAACCCAGATGAGGCTACCGCCGAGTCTGCCGAGCCAAGCCAGCAGGCGGAAACGCCCGAAGGTGAGGCCGACGTTCCTTCTCAAGACGATTCCACCGAAGACGCCAAGACCGAGAAGAAGATAGAGAAGCGTATCGGGAAAGAGATTGCCAAGCGCAGAGCTTTGGAAGCCGAAGTAGCGGCCTTGCAGGCGCAGTTGGCCCAAAAGGCCAGCCAACCCGAGCAAGCCGCCCAACCTGTACCCGCCCAGCCGTTGCCCAGCAACGTGCCGCTAGCGCAGATTGAGGACTTCCAGTCGCTCCAGACCTTGAGAGATCAAGCGAAGGAGGCGAAACGCTTTGCTCAAGAGCAACTTGACCGGGATGACTTTGAACCTGTCCGCGTGGGTGATACCGTGCTGGGCAGGCCAGAACTCAAGGCGATCCTCCGCAACGCGGAGAAGACCCTTGATGATGACATCCCAGCCCGAGCGCAGTTCCTGACGCAAAAGGGTGAGGCGCAGAAACTTGCTCATCAGATGTTCCCATATCTGAAGAACAAGGAAGCGCCCGAGTACGTCCTCGCCCAGCAGGCATTGCAACAGATGCCCTGGATGCGGAACCTCCCCAATGCCGACTGGATAATCGGGGTGCAGATAGAGGGGTTAAAAGCCCTAGAGGCGAAGCAGAAGGCGAAACCAGAATCCAAGCCAAAGCCCGCCATGAGCAGTAGGCCCCCCGCGAGTCAGTCAGTCGTATCTTCAGCCGGCGGTGATGTTCGCGCTCCAAGCGCGACCAAAGCAGCCAATCAGATCGAAGCTCTTCGGATGCAGTTGTCCAAGAAAGGCGGCGTCACGGCAAATGAAGCAGCAGCGTTTCTTCTGGCCCGTGAAAAAGCTAAACTCAACCGATAACCTTCGTTAGTCATGGCCCTATCAACCACTTACAACGTAGCGGGAGATCGTGAAGATCTTACCGACTTCCTCACCATCCTCGCCCCCGAGGATACTCCGAAGATCTCGACCTTCGCCAAGACCAAGCGCATGACCAATGCGTATCAGGAGTGGCAGGTTGACACCTTGAGCCCCGTCTCGTTCGGCGGCGTGCTCGAAGGTCAGGACGTCCTGGCCTTCTCCAACCAAGCCGTTAATCGCGCTCGTCTGGGCAACTACGTCCAGCAGTTCCGCGAGCAATGGATGGTCTCCCGCCTCCAAGAGGCTTCCGACGTCGCTGGCGTGTCCAGCGAGGTTGCGAACGCCAAGATGAAGGCGATGCGCGAGATCAAGCGCGACATCGAAGCCTGCATCGGCTCCGACAATGATCGCCAGCAAGAGGCTCCTCCGGCGCCTTACAAGCTGCGTGCTCTCGGCAAGTGGATCAGCAACACGCCCGGTTCGGACGTGCCCGCTGCCTTCCGCACCCCGACCGGCAACATCAACACGGACGCCACCAGCACGCTGTCGGAGTCCGCGTTCAACGACGTCTTCCAGTCCATCTTCCAGCAAGTTGGCGGTCGCCGTTCCTACACCCTGTTCGCTGGTCCGTCGCTCAAGCGGGCGATCTCCAAGTTCCAGCGTTCCGAGGGAGCTTCTGGCACCACGAAGACCTATCAGGTCACGCAGGATGCCTCCGAGCACCAAATCGACCTGGACGTCACGATGTACGTCGGTGACTTCCACACCGTGACCATCGTGCCCGACCTGTTCAACGGTATCCTTGATTCCGCTGATCCGTCGTCCACGACCAACCAACAGAAGGCCCGTGGTTACGTCATCGACCCCGAGCTGGTTGGCGTTGGCTACATGCTCGGTATCGAGTCGAACGAACTGCCGGACCTCGGCGGTGGTCGCCGTGGGTTCATCCTCGCGGCCCTCACCCTGATGGTGAAGAACCCGCTCGGCCTCGGCAAGTTCGCCGCGTCCAGCTAATAGCCACCAAAATAGGAGGAAACTACCATGGCTGATACTGCTGTTACTATCGCCCGCGCTGATACCTCGCAGCTCTCGCTGCAAGAGCAGGCTCGCGGTTTCTCGCACAAGTTCCACGTTGATTACTCCGACGTCGCTTACGGTTCCGGCTCGTCCGACACCGTTACGATGACGCTCGGCGCTCTGCCGTCGAACTATGTGCTCAACAATGCGCTGGTGAACATCACGACTGCCTTCGCTGGCACGACTGCGTTCACCGTTCAGGTTGGCACCACGACCAGCTCGACCGCCCTTGTCACGGCCCAGTCCGTGAAGACGGCGGGTGTGCTGGCCGGTGTTCCGACGACTGCCACGCTCGTCAAGGGTACTGCCACGGCCAATCTGGTCGCGGTGTTTACCAATGCGACCGGCGGCAGCCCGTCCGCCCTGACGGCGGGTGCGTTGGACATCTACCTCAACATCGTCGATCTCTCCGATCCGACGAAGCTCGGATAACCGAGATACCACAGGGGGCATCCCGCAAGGGCTCTGCCCCCTCCCTCTTTTATGGTGAGCGACGACGGCATAGTCACCCAGGTTCCCAAGGAGTTCGTCCGCAAGTGGTGGGGCGAGATCGTGAACGGTCTCCCAGACGAGAAAGCCAAGGTCCATGAGGACCAAGCCCGTCTGGCCGCCAAGATGCGCGAACAAGGGTCCGTCCGCATGGATGGGTTGGGTCAGATGGCCGCTCGCATCAACAGTCGCCTGTTCTTCCGGCTACAGGCGCAGCATGGCAATAATGTCCATGAGTGGATGCCGGAGTATTTGAAGGACAACCCGCACCTCTGCGCGGTTGGCTATCGGCCCAAGGTGAACGCAGCCCGCCATGGCTTGACCGGCGGCTGGATGGGTAAGCAAAAGGACACTTGAGGACGACGCCGTACAGCACCGCTTTAACGCAGCTTTGCGGCCTGATTGGCGTCCCCACCAGTCGTCTGACGACGGAGACTGCCGAAAGCCTCAATACGCTGTTTAACGCGAATGTACGGCAGATCTGGGGTGCTGGAAACTGGCCCGACCTGTCGATCTGGGGTGAGGCGCGGTTTGCCGGTGATCTCCTGACGTATCCGAACGATGTGGCGCAGACGTCCAACTGGACGGCCACGAATGTCACGGCTACGGCCAACTCCATCGCCAACCCTGCGGACAACCAAGTTACCGCCAGCAAGCTGATGGAGACGGTGACCAGCGGGCAGCATAAGGTAGCCCAGACGGTCACGGGATTCCCGAGCACGCAGTACCAGGCGTCCGTGTACGCCCGTCCGAATGGCCGTAACTACATCCAGTTGGTCGTAAACGACGGTACGACGAGCTTCAGCAGTTTCTTTGACGTGCAGGCTGGAACGATTGGCACGCAGGCCAACGTGACGTCCGCCAACATCCAGCAATGCCCGAACGGGTTCTTCCTCTGCACGATCACGTTTACGAGCGGCACGGCCTGCACCAGTCTCGCCTACTCCGTGGGCATTTCCACGGATGGCAGCACAGTGTCCTACGCGGGCGACGTGACCAAGGGCGTTTACCTCTGGGGCAACCTGATGGTGCAGCAGACGAATGTCAGCCCCAACCAGTTCATCGTCCCATACGACCAGACTGGCGAGAAGGTGATTGATGTCCTTTTCCAAGCGTGGATCGACAATCCCGCGATGGTAACCTACCCGCGTCCGCAAGGCTTTGTGGTGACGACGGAAGGGTTCCAGATGATTTCCACGGCTGGTGGCTTCATGGGGACGAATGGCTACGTCTCGTACAACACCAATCCTGCCAACCCGGTCTACCTGTTCTACCGCCGTGCCCCTTACAATTACAGCGGTGACACGTTCAGCGCGACGGCTACCTACGTTGCCGGCCAGTACATCTACTACACGCGGACCACGGGGGCGCAGGCGGGTACGTCCGACTATTGGAAGTGCTTGAGCGCCACCACGGCAGGTCAAGATCCAGAGGACACCCCGTCCAAGTGGGAATTGCAGCAACTGCCGGAAGCTCTGTCCGGTATTTTGGTCTGGCAGACTTTCGGGGACTGGCTGACGCAGGATGGTCAGATGGACAAGGCGGCCAGCGCCTACCAGACCGCCGAGCTGAAGAAGATGAACGAATGGGACCGCATAGAGCGGCAGATGCCCGACAATTTCCAAGTCAACGTCTACACGCACGTTACGTCGCAAAATCGCTCTTGGTAACCTTTTACTGCCATGGCCTACAACCTTAACAACCTCTTCCCCAAGCCGGCCCGCTATCAGAGTGCGCCTGTAGCTGACCAGCGCCTGACCGTGGACGGCACGGCGGGTGGCGTCCAGTTCTCCGCCTTCAACGACATCACCAACATGATCGTCCTTGATGTGCAGGACGCTGACGTGATGTGCACGTTCGACGGCTCGGCCCCGACCAGCACGAACGGTCACCGGCTGTACAGCGGTTCGCACTACACCTGGAGCACAGCCACGGCTGCGGCGGCCAAGTTCATCCGTCAAGGTGGCACGAGCGCCGCCATCCAAGCCAGCGAGTTCCAGCTC